AATCTGATCTAGACAATCAGTTGCATATCTCAGCGGTGCCAATGCTTGCGTTCTTCGGCTTTCCAATGGCAGGCGAGGAAGTATCAGCCGGTCCTGGTGAGGCGATTAGCTTCCCCGCTGAAGGCAATGCTCGATACATTGAGCCTGATGGCAAGAGTTTTGAGGCGCAGTTCAAAAGGCTTGATCAGGTAGCTGGGCAGATCAATGAGCTGGGCTTGTCTGCTGTGTTAGGTCAGAAGCTAAGTGCTGAAACTGCAGAGGCAAAGCGGATTGATCGCAGTCAGGGCGATAGCACCATGATGGTGATTGCTCAAAACATGCAGGATCTAATCGACAACTGCCTGGTGTACCACGCCCGGTATCTCAACGTACCGCAAGCTGGCAGCTCATATGTCAACCGTGACTTCCTAGGCGGCAAGCTAGAGCCGCAAGAGATCCAGTCGCTGCTGGCGCTTTATACCGCAGGCACGATCACGCAGAAGACGCTGCTAGACCAGTTGTATGAAGGTGAGGTGCTAGGCGATGAGTTTGACGTAGAAGAGGAACTAGAGGCAACGCAAAATGGTGGGTTGATAGAGATGAACCAGCCTGAGCCTGTCGGCAATCGACTGATGCCAGAAGAATCAGCGGAACCAGAAGACATCGATGAGATACCTGAATGATGGGACCATTATTTAAGTTGTTGCTAATGGGTTCGCGTGGACCACGGCGGCAGCAATTATCCTGCACCCGCAAGGAAATGGTCGATGATGTGTTTGCTGTAATCAGACTGGCATGGTTTCGTGATAGCAAACAGTATCAGGTTGAGGAGCTGCAGGTAACAAGCGACTGCAAGGATAAGGTTAGTGTTGTGCAGTCGTTAATACATGAGGCGCTAAAAGCTGGCGCAGATGTTTCTGTCATAACAGATTGCGATCCTGCTAATCTAGGCTTCAAATGACTACACCATCAAGCCTGTACCGTAACGCGATTGATCTAAATCGTTTTGGCAATAGTGTGTCACGGCGTATCGTGAGCGCATATAACGACATCATTGTTGATGCTGTTAATCAACTGCGGACCATTGATGAATTGTCAGCGCCTGTAAAAGCAGCACGATTAAGAGCAATTCTTGCACAACTCAAAGAATCACTAGGCACATGGTCCAATGCCAGTGTTGCTGTTATGAGTAACGAACTGCAAGGCTTAGCCCTGTTGCAGTCTGAGTTTGTAACAGAACAGCTCCGCAAGGCATTGCCTGCAGGCGCCAGAAATATTGTGAACACCGTTGAGATTAGCCCGCAGTTTGCACAATCAGTTGTGACCACTGATCCAACGCAGCTTAATGTCGTGACCCTTAGCGATGATCTCTTTGCTGCGGTACAAGGCGCACCGCAAACTTACTCGCTAACAGCAGCCAAAGGTGCCACCATTACCTTGCCGAATGGCGAAGTAGTCACTAAAGCCTTTGCAGGGATTGTTGAGTCACAGACCGAATTGTTCTCGCAGGTAGTACGGAATGGATTGTTGACAGGCGAACCGACAGCAGAAATTGCCAAACGTTTGACCGGAAGGCTGCAGTTAAATCAAGCCGGCAGCGTGCGGCAGATAGCTGATGCAGGTGGGCAGGTCACAAAAGCTGCAAACCATCAGGTCATGACACTGGTGCGGACCAGCATCAACCAAGTCGCAAATGCCGCCAGTCAACAGGTCTATGAAGCCAATCAGGACATCACCAATAAATACAAGTACGTTGCCACGCTTGATTTGCGGACCAGTGCTATCTGCCGTGCGTTAGACGGTAAGGAGTTTGTTTATGGCAAAGGACCAACGCCACCGCAGCACTTCAACTGCAGATCAACGACAGTGCCAGTGATTGATTACAAAGCCCTAGGCTTTGACCCCCCGCCACCTGGCAGACGCGCAAGCATGGATGGTCAGGTGCCTGCTGATCTGACGTATGGACAATGGCTAGCGAAGCAGCCAGTAGCTGTGCAAGCAGAGGTGCTAGGCAAAGAGCGCGTTCGGTATTTTGAGTTACTGTCTAAAAAGTATGGTCCGCAAACTGCCATCGCCAAACTTGTCCGTGATGATGGTTCGGAGCTAACCTTGCAGCAACTGCAAAAACGCTATGGAGCAGCTAACCCTTAAATACACTTACGCCGACGGGCGCAAGGCAACAGAATTTGAATCAATCCAGCATGGCGGGCAATCCATAGACGCTCGGTACATTGAAAAGCCTGATGGCAGCAGTGGTTGGTACGATAGGTCTGGAGTCATGGTCACCCCAGATGCCACTCAAGCCAGGCAAAAGCCAAGCGACGATCTCGCAGAACATCAAAACGGAGATGAAGGCGGGCAAGCCGCGAAAGCAAGCGGTGGCAATCGCACTGGCAAAGGCGGGAAAAAGCCGGAAGCAAAAGCCAAAGGGTAAGTAGCATGGCAGGGTAGCTGCCTGTAAGCAGATGCCTAAGTACACCGGACCAGCCAAGCCTCAAAAGCCGATGACCAAGAAAGGAGGCAAAAAGTAACGATGGCTGGCAAGCAACGCCGCGTACCCAAAGACAAGGCAACCGGCTTGCCGAAAAAGTACCTTAGCGGTGCCAAGAACAAGAGCGCCAAAGCTCGGGAGATCAAAAGCACCGCTGAGGCATACAAACGCGGCGAGTTTATTGACATCCGTGCCGTTTCCAAATCAAGGACCGAACAAGGTGGCAAGCGCAAAACCCCTAAGCGAGGCAACTAAAAAAGCCCTCCGCGCCAAAGCTGAAGGCACTCGCTTCACGTACCGCGAACTGGCGGCGGTTTACCGCCGTGGGCAGGGTGCTTACCTGTCTAGTGGTTCTCGCAACGTCCCGATGGAGGCATGGGCAATGGGTCGCGTCAACAGTTATGTATCGGGCAAGGGCGGAGCCCGTAAAGCTGACAGCGACATCTACAAGAAGGCGCGAGGCTGATGGCAATCAAGTATCGCGGCGAGCAGTTTGAGGGTTACAACCAACCCAAGCGGACGCCTGGGCATCCTACAAAATCACACGCGGTTTTAGCCAAGGAAGGCGACAAGGTAAAACTGATTCGATTCGGACAGCAGGGCGTTAGTGGCAGCCCTGCTAGAGCTGGAGAGTCTGAAGCATCTAAGGCACGACGGGCTAGCTTCAAAGCACGTCATGCCAGCAACATTGCCAAAGGCAAGATGTCACCTGCGTTCTGGGCGGACAAGGTGAAGTGGTGATCACTCGTTTGCAGTGATCCAATCTTTAAGTTCTGCAACATATTGTCTTAGCTGCTGTGCTTTGATGGCGTGCCAGCTGTTGCCTGTCCGCCGGTATTGATCCATATGACGGTCAATCGCTTTTAAGCATTGATAGATTAACGGGTTCCACGGCTCCCGTACAACCGTGTTCCACTCCCGTTTTGACATTACCGGATACTAACGATTATCCTAGGTGCGCTCTAACCCAGTGGGTTTTATGTCCGATGAACAGCAAGCTCCCGTGGAGCAGTCTGTTGATGTCAGCCAAATGCAGGCAGAATTGGAGGCAATGCGACGCAAGAACGCAGACCTTCTACGTGAATACAAGACAGCCGTTGAACAAGCTAAGGCAGTGCCTGATGGGCTTGACATCCAAGAACTGATTGATTTCAAGCGCAAAGCCGAGCAAACGGAGCTGGAGTCACAGGGTAAATACCAAGAAGCTCGGCAGGCTCTGGAACAACAGTTTCGGGAGGCTACTGCACAGAAGGATCAGCGGATTGCTGAACTTGAAATCCGCGTCCGTGAGCTTGAGCTGCTAACGCCTGCCGTCAGCGCACTGGCTGATATTGTGCATGACCCTGACTTGGTAATGAAAACCAAGTTGACACCAGACAAGATTGAGCGTGAGCCAGACGGCACTGTCGTCGTGGTTGAGGGCTACCAGCGCACACCAGTGCAGGACTGGGCAAAGACTTTGCCGGCTTGGATGCAGAAGCAACCAAAGCCACAGGGCAGTGGCGCACCCATTGGGCGGTCGTCTACTGATACGCCAGCGGGCATCAAAAACCCGTTTGCGCCTGAATCTTTCAATTTGACGGAGCAGTCAAGGCTGTACCGGACAGATCGAGATTTGTATGATCGGTTAAAAACTGCTGCGGGGCGTTAAACTTTTCGTGTAAAGGCGAAGCCGTGCTGAGCCTGGGGTCGTGCCCCAACACTCAAACCAATTCCCAAGTGATTCATCATGGCGACCCTTCGCTCTGATTTAATCATTCCCGAAATTTTCACCCCATACGTTATCGAGCAATCGACCCAACGTAATGCGTTCCTCGCAAGTGGTGTTGTCCAGCCAATGGCTGAACTCAACGCCACGGAAGGGGGAGATTTTGTGAATGTGCCTAAATGTTGATGGGCCTCTAGAGCGTAATTTCTAGAGATAATGGGGTGAATTGCTGGGAAAGCCACCACCCGAAAGGGCAGGCTAATCAGCAGCCAAGCCAGCTGACAAGCTGGAAGGTTCAACGACTAGATCCCGAGAGGAAACTCAGTAATGGATCCACGAGTGCCCCACACCCAACCAGTCTTTGACCAGGGGGTGAAGATATAGTCTGACCTGCGACCAATGGAAAAGGCGCAGAACCAAGGGATAAAGAGCCCTTGGGATAACACAAGTGTTCTTCAAAGCAAATCTGTCTGGTGACCTGGAAGTTCTTACTGACAGCACCAGCCTGACCCCTGGCAAGATCCAAGCCGACAAACAAGTTGGCGTGATCCTGCACCGTGGGCGTGCATTTGAAACCAGAGACCTCGCTGCTCTGGCTTCTGGTGCTGATCCCATGGCTGCCATCGGTCAGAAGGTTGGTGAGTATGTTGCCAACCAACAGCAGATTGACCTGTACAAGTGCCTTGAAGGTGTGTTCGGCAGCCTGACCGGCTCCGATTCTCCTGCCTTTGATGCACTGCGTTTTGATACCTCGGGCGCTACGGCGCTTGGTCCCCGTCAGGTGGCTAAAGCTCGTGCGCTGCTGGGCGATCAAGGCGACAAGTTGACTGCCATTGCTATTCACAGTGCTTGCTACTACGACTTAGTAGAGCGCAAGGCGATTGACTATGTGACTGCTACTGATGCTCGTGTAACGGCTTCTACTATTGCAGCCTCTTCAATCACGTCCCTCAATGCTTTTGGCGGTTCTATCGCTTCTGCATACGGCGGCGACGTGAGCGTTCCTACGTTCATGGGGATGCGCGTCATCGTTTCGGATGACATCACGAACAGTGCTGGCAATTACGCTTGTTACTTCTTCACCAATGGCGCTGTAGCCTCTGGTGAGCAAGCCGCAATGCGCACAGAAACCGATCGTGACATCTTGGCTAAATCAGATGCCATGTCAATCGACATGCACTATCTGTACCACCCGATTGGCGCCAAGTGGGCGGTTAGCACCGTTAACCCGACCCGCGCTCAACTTGCTACTGTTGGCAACTGGAGCAAGGTTTATGAAACCAAGAACATCGGGATTACGCGGGCTACAATTACCTCCAATTTTGACTAAAGGAAGGTATTAACCATGGCATCCCTTTTTGAAGTAACCGCTGGAGCCGCTATCGGCTACGTCAGCGGTAATGGTGGGGCGGTAACGCAAGCCACCAGTAAATCCACTGGTGTCACCCTCAACACAGTTTGTGGGGCGATCACCATGAATGGCGCAGCACTTGCTGATGCCACTAACGTTAGCTTCACCGTCACCAACAGCACTATTGCTGCTAATGACGTTGTGATCGTTAACCACTCGTCGGCTGGCACTGCCGGTGCCTATACCGTCGCAGCCAACGCTATTGCAGCGGGATCCTTTGCGGTCACCGTGCGTAACGTGTCTGGTGGTTCGCTTAGCCAAGCCATTGTGCTTAGCTTTGCTGTGATCAAGGCTGCCGCTGCCTGATGGGTCTGTTCGCCTTCCGGCGACTGCGTGAACAGGAGGCTTCGGTTTCGACCGGAGCCTCTCTTTCTATTGCAGAGCCCACCCCTAAACTTGAAACACCAGAACCGTTGCCCGCTGTAGTAGACGATGGCAATCACAATCGACGCAACAGTGGGGGGCGCAAACGCAAACTCCTACCTGACACTGGCAGCAGCCAACACAGTCATTGAAGGATTGGTCCAGGACGCTGACGTGACCGCATGGGCGTCAGCTACCGACGACCAACGAAATCGTGCGTTGTTTACTGCGACGCAACGCATAGACCGTGAGCGATTTTTAGGTGCTCGCGCAACAGACACGCAAGCATTGCAATGGCCAAGAGATGGTGTCCGCAAACCAGACACCTACATCAACACCTACGCTACGGGATTCCCTTTCAGGATCACGGCAGATTATTACACCGCCACTGAGATCCCCGATCAGGTCAGAAAAGCACAGGTTATTCTTGCGGTTTACCTAAACAACAACAAGGATGGCTTAGGGCTTTCTGGTCTTGAGGATTACAAGTCGGTTAGCATTGGCAGCCTTAGCGTCACGTCCGCAGGTGCAAGCAGCATCGCAACAGGTGCTGATCGTGTCCCGCCAATTTTTGAACGTTACTTCACTGGTCTTAGAATTAGTGGACCAGGCAACATCGCCATCCGTCGAAGCTGACCATGAACTACAACTCAAACGACAGCTACAACATTGGTTTTGAGTACATCAGCGATACGGCAGCGCATACTGGGCGCTTTTACAAACTGTACGCCGTAGCGGATGCGGTGATCAATACTGCTACGGTGCAGAACGCTAGCGGCAACACGTTCAGCTCAGTACCGCTGAACCATGGTGATTGCATCGAAGGCGTTTTTACCAGCGTGACTTTGACCTCTGGCAAAATCGTTGCTTACAAGATCTGACCATGGCATTCAAGGGACATCAAGCGAACGGGATTGACTACACGCTCGGCGCTGAGGTCATCCATGATACCGTTGCCCATACGGGGCGATTCCACCATATTGACTTTTACGAGAACACGCAAGTTGATACAATCATTAGCACGAATATGACAGGTAACACTCTAAACGGTGAGTCATTCCCTGCAGGTTTTGAGCTGCGTGGATTGTTTACTAGCATTAGATTGCAGAACGGAGCCTGCATAGCCTATAAAGTCTGATGGCACTTGTTACTACGCTACGGAAGACTGCCAGCAAACTGATGGCAAAGTTTGGCGGGCAAGTAACGATACGCGTGGTAACACCTGGAGCGTATAACACCACCACCGGCGCAATCACAGAGACAACTAGCGATACGACAATACGCGGCATCCTGGAAGATGTTAATGCGCGTGAGGTCAATGAGCTAATCCAAGCAAGCGACAAGCGCCTGACGATTGCGGCGCTTGACGTGACAAATGCACCGACGACAACGGATCGCGTTGTGATTAGCAGCGTTAGTCACCAGATCATCAGGGTAGTTACGATTGAGCAGGACAACACGGCTGTCACTTACGAACTGATCCTGAGGACATAGTGGCACGACGCATTAACCTATCGCAGATCGGCAGCTACTCACAAGAGAAGTACGAAAAGCTGCTGCGGGTGGTTGTATTTGAAACAGACAGCAGACTAAAACAAGAAAGCCCTGTTGACACTGGACGCTTCCGCTTGAGCTGGGCAATCAGCGAACAGGGCACACCCGGCTATGACGCGGGACCGCAAACTAGTCCTAGTGGTATCACACCGCCGCGACGGCTTGATTATCAAGTTGAACGTGCTGGTGGCGTTTATCACATCCACAACAGCCTGCCATATGCATATCGACTAGCTTATGAAAACGGGTCAAAACAGGCATCAGCTGGATGGACTGACCGAATTGCTAGGGAGATGACTACATGGGCACAGCAACAAGCTAGTCGCATCGGAAGAGAAGACTAATGGCAGCAGTCAACCTTAACACCATCCGCTCAACCATAGAGGGCAGGCTTGCCACAGAGTTAGCCCTGTCACCAGTCATTCCTGTTGCATTTCATAACCAACCGCTGACTCCGACCCCAAATAGTTCCTTTGTCCAATGCCTTGTCAGCTTTGGCAACAATAACTTCTTGACAATGGGCGGCACCACTGGCAGCAGCAACAGTGTCATCGGTGTCATCGTCATGAATGTCTTTACGCCAAAAGGTGTTGGACCTGGCGCAAATTTGACGATTGGGAAACGGATTCGTGACCTTTACAATAGGCAAGTAGTCAGTGGCGTTCATTTTGACCCGCCTACTGGACCCGAGGTGGTGGCGTCGCCAGCTCCAGAGGGTTACTTCCAAACACAGGTCAGATTGACCTTTGAAACCTTCGAGGATCTCTAACCATGGCATTTTTTCGGGGACAGCAAGGCAGCGTCAAGTTTGACGATGGCGGCTCAACCACAGTGGCTATTGCCAGCACTCGTTCATGGTCTTTGACCGTTGAGAAAGAAACGCTGGACACCACTGCACTTGGCGCCACATATCGCGCAAACGTTGGCGGTTTGATCAGTGGCTCTGGGACGTGTGAAGTGTTTTACACAGCCACAAGTTCCGATGAAACCAATGTCTTCATTGAGCGAGTCAACACAGCAACCGATCAAGGCGGTGCTTTGTTTGAGTTGTTCCTAGACACATCAGGCACTAAAAAAATCAGCTTCACTGGGACCGTTACCTCCTCTGAGTATTCAGCTACGGTTGGAGAAATTGAGGTGATTACGGTCAGCTTCGTCACCAACGGCACCATCACTCTGGACATCTGATCATGGCTTTTTTCCGTGGAGAACAGGGCACTGTCTTTTTTGACAAAGCCGGCAGCGGCGGTCTGTCAGAAATCGCAGCGGTCCGCTCGTGGTCTATGACCATTGAGAAAGAATCACTGGATGTCACCGATCACGGCGACACCTATCGCGCCAACGTAGGCGGCTTGATTAGTGGTTCAGGCACCATCGAGTTGATGTACGACGCGCCTAGTGCTGGCGACAAACTTGACTTGATCAAGGATGTCAACCAAGCCACGGACGAGGCTGATGCAGCTTTTGAGTTGTATTTAGACGAAACTGGCGGCAAGAAAATTACGGGCACCTTGGTGGTGACAGGCTCTGAATACAGTGCTACGGTTGGCGAACTAGAGATTGTGACGGTTAACTTCGTCACCTCTGGCTCTCTTAACCTAGCCATCTAATGCCTTCAGCTACACCTCGCGCCGTAGACTTGCTCACCGGCGCTTTTGACCTGAACCAGCGCCGTAAATTCAGCGTCACCAATGATGCTGGCGAAGCGGTGCTGGTTTTGTATTTTAAGCCCATCACCCGCGCTGATCGAAAGCGTGCTAGCAGCCTTGCTGGTTCTGAGGAGGCTTTGGACATTAGCACCCAGATGCTTTGTCAAATGGCAGAACTTGAGGATGGCAGCAAAGCATTTGCGTCGGCTGATGCTGTCAAACTTCAGCGAGAATTGCCTGAGCGCGTACTTAACGACTTAGAGCTGTTCCTGTTTGGGCTGGGCGGCAACGCCAGCCTGGATGAAGCAAAAAACGATTAGAGGAAGACTCGTGGCTGTTTTTTGAGTTCTTCCTAGCAACAGAACTGGGCATGACGGTAAGCCGATTACGGGCTGAACTGACTGAAGCCGAGTTCGTTTACTTTGCTGCTTACTACGAGGTCAAGGGCAAGCGTGAAAGAGCCGAGATAGATAAGGCAAAGTCCCGGCGGTAGACTTTCATTATCGGGAGGCTTGATCGTGACCGCTGTCGCAGTCGTTGACGTACAGGTAAGAAGTAGTGATGCCGTCAACAGCCTGCGTCAAATCAACGCGGCATCAAAGGAAACTCAAAACGCCCTTGACGGACTAAAGCGTGCCGCTGCTGGTCTTGCCCTAATTCAAATTGGTCGTCAGGCAGTACAGGCAGCTGCCAGTTTTAATGATCTGCAACTGCGCTTAAAACTTTTAACGGCTCAGTATGGTGATACAGCCCGCGTACAACGATTCGCGGCGGAATCCGCTCGTCGCTTTGGTCTAAGCAATCGCGAGGCAGCCGAAGGCGTCACCAATATTTACGCCCGTCTTCGTCCACTTGGTGTATCGCTCAAAGATATTCAAAGTACATTTACTGGCTTCAATACTGTTGCCCGTTTATCTGGCACAACTGGTGCAGAGGCTTCCGCAGCATTTACCCAACTTGCCCAAGCCCTTGGCTCTGGTCGTCTTCAAGGCGATGAGTTTAGGTCGATTGCTGAACTGGTGCCAGGTATTTTGGTTGCCATCAGCCAGCAAACCGGAATTGCCGCAGGCGATCTAAAAGATTACGCAAAGCAAGGTAAATTAACCTCTGAGGTTGTTGTTGCCGCTCTGCGTCGTATTGAAACCGAAGGCGCTGGCAAGATTGCACAAATTATTCAGCAAAGCGATATCCAAAAATTCAAGGATTTTCAAAACGCTGTTGACGATTTGCAGATCGCCTTGGGTAATGAATTGCTGCCCTTGGTTGCACCGCTAGTCAAGGATTTGACCTCACTGGTTAGGACAATTACTGGGCTACCTGAGCCAGTTAAAAATACAACGATTGAGCTTGTCCGTCTTGCCATTCAAGTTTTACTCGTCAAAAAAGCACTTGAGGGGATTATTGCGATTCGTGTTGCCTTGGTAGGTACGCTTGTTGCAAGTGGTGCCGCCGCCGCAACGTCTGCATCGGCGTTTAGTCTTTACACAAACAACGCAAAGGCGCTTGCTACGCAATCGGCAGCAGCGTCGGGCAAGATCAATCCACTTGTTGCCAGCCTGCAATCTTTAGCGGCTCTTGGTGTAATTACTGTTGCCATCAATTTGGCTGTTTCTGGTCTGCAAGAATTCATTCAAGCCAGAACCGAAATCAATCGTCTACGTGGTCAACGTGAAAAAGGTGGTGCTGCTGCTGTGTTTGCTGGGGCTGCGCCGGCGGGAAGTAAGCAAGCGGCTCGGGCAACACTTAAGGCAATTCGCCAAGAACAACAAACGCTGCAATCACCTATTGAAATTGCCAAGAGCTTCTTAGGCCCTCTAGCCCCGCTTGTTGGCGGCATGACCCCTGCGGCTCGTGGTGAACGTGGAATTCTGCTCAAGGAACGTGCAGCATTTGCTCAGGGCGTAATTGGATTGCCTACCCGTCCCGAACAGCCAAGCACTTTGCCCAGCACAACTGATCTAGGTGCTGGCGATGAAGATAAAAAGAAGAAACGCAAAAAACCACGCGAAAGTCAAATTCCCGAACTAACCCGCGAACTTTCCCTTCTGCAACAACAGACACAGTTACAAGGTTTGCTTGCTCAAGCCGCCTTAGCCAAGAACAAAGAAGAAGAAATTCGCTTGCAAGGTCTTGGGCGCGAAACCGAACTTCTATATCAAGCTCGTGCCATTGAACAAAGCTCTGTGCCTGCAGCCGAAAAACGTCTAGGTATTGCAAAAATTACTGAACAGTTGGCTCAAAGCCAAATTCAAACAGCGCAAGAAATTGCCGCGCTTGATTTGCAGCAACGCGAAACTGGCATTGAAAGAATCAAAACTATAGAAGAAGAAAGCGAATTGCTGCAAGCAAAATTGCGAGGCAATGAAGCGGAAGTTTTGCTCAAGCAACAGATTGCTGAAATTATGAAAGATACAAAAGGATTGGACGAAGGGCAAGTCAAGGCACTTCTGGACCGCAACAATGCCCTGAAGCAACAAGTTGAAGCTGCTACTCAACTTAAACAGCTTTATGCCGACATTGGCATGTCCATTAAGGACGGTGTTATTGGCGCTATACAGGGCGCCATTGATGGCACGAAGAGTCTGCAAGAGGTTACCACTAATTTGTTGAATAACATAGCCAACAAGTTGTTGGATGTAGCTGTCAACATGGCACTATTTGGAGCATTATCGGGCACTGGTACTGGCGGCGGCTTGCTTGGGGGATTATTTAAGCGAGCCGGTGGCGGCTCTGTCATGGCTGGTCAAAGCTATCTCGTAGGCGAGCGTGGTCCTGAACTCTTCATGCCAGGTCGCAGTGGTGGCATCGCACCCGCCGGCAGTTTTGGTGGCATGGGTAACGTTGTCGTTAACGTAGACGCAGGCGGCAGTAACGTGCAAGGTGATGGGCAACAGGCTAATGCTCTCGGTAAAGCTATTGGCATCGCCGTGCAGCAAGAGCTGATCAAGCAAAAGCGTCCTGGAGGCTTGCTCGCTTAATGGCTACCTTTCCATCTATTGATCCCACCTACGGTGCAGCAAAGGCTAGCCAGCCTATTGTCCGCACGGTTCGCTTTGGTGATGGCTACGAACAACGCTTGACATATTCACTGAATCAAAACCCAAAGGTCTGGACCTTGACCTGGCAGAACATTACAGAGGCAAACAGCGACACCATAGAGACCTTTTTAGATGCTCGTGCTGCAGACAATGCCAGCTTTGATTGGGCGCCACCTGCAGAAGGCGTCACCTACAAGTGGGTTTGTGAGTCATGGGATAAGGTGATTCCATACACAGGTCGTGCAACAATCAGTGCTACTTTCCGTCAGGTATTTGAACCGTAATGGCATACGCACCCTGGACCGCTAGCACTGCCTTTGCCGTTGGCAACATCCGGCGTTCTACAACGCTACAGGCATCAGGTCTGGTTTTCCAATGCACGGTAGCTGGCACCAGTGGCGCCACAGAGCCGTCCTGGGCAACAGACATTGGCAGTTATATCACCGATAACACCGTCACCTGGGTTGCGATTGCTAGCAGCTACGAGGATCTAGCTGCCATTGCACCTAGCGCAATTATCGAGTTGTTTGAACTGACGTTGGACACAACGTTGCACGGTAGCAACGACACCTACCGCTTCCATAATGGTGCTAACGCTAACGTCAGCGGCAACATCGTCTGGAACGGCAACTCATACACCCGCCTACCAGTCAAAGCGGAGGGCTTTGAGTACACCAACACCGGCACACTGCCGCGCCCCACGCTGACCATCGCCAACCTAGACGGCACGATGACAACACTACTGTTGCTCGTAAATGCCACCACAGCAGGCAATGACCTTGGTGGTGCCACCGTCAAGCGCATCCGCACACTGAAAAAATATCTAGACGGTCAAGCAGCAGCAGATCCCCACGCCAAATTCCCAGATGAAATTTGGTTTATAGATCGCAAGGCAAGCGAAAGCCGCGATAGCGTCAGCTTTGAGCTAGCGAGCAAATTTGATCTCGCTGGTGCGATGATTCCTAAGCGGCAGATCATCGCCAACATCTGCCAATGGCAGTACCGCAGCACGGAGTGCAGCTACACAGGCTCTACTTATTTCAACGTCAACGATCAATCTGTTGCCACATTGGCTGCCGACAAGTGCGGCAAACGCCTCAGCTCGTGCAAACTGCGGTTTGGCGCCACGGCTGAATTACCCTTTGGCTCGTTCCCCGGTGCAGGTTTGACCGAATGAATCTGTCAAAAACCATCCAGCAGCAGGCACTGGAGCACGCCAAGGCTGAGTTCCCTGTTGAATCCTGCGGGCTTGTTGCTGTCATCAAAGGACGCAAGCGGTACTTTCCATGCCGCAATCTGGCAGAAACCCCAGATGAGCACTTTGTTTTGGATCCGCTGCAGTACGCCGAGGTTGAGGATCAGGGCGAAATCGTGGCGGTAGTCCATAGCCATCCCAAGACCAACCACGCTCCATCACAGGCAGATCGTGTGGCGTGCGAAAAATCCGGGTTGCCCTGGCATATTGTGAATCCCCAGACCGAGCTGTGGGGCTACTGCGAGCCTGATGGATTCGAGCTGCCCTACGTTGGGCGTGAGTTTGTGTTCGGCATTGTTGATTGTTACAGCCTCTGCAGGGACTGGTACAAGCGGGAGTTTGGGCTGGATCTGAAGGACTACGACCGCCGCGATCAGTTCTGGCTCAAGGGCGAAAGCCTGTACATGGACAACTTCGCCAAGGAGGGCTTCCACCAGATACCACTGGATGAGCTGCAGTACGGTGACGCCATCTTGATGCACATGGAGTCATCGCTGCCCAACCATGCGGCGGTGTACCTGGGCGATCAGTTGATGATCCATCACCTGCAAAGGCGGCTCAGTAGCAGGGATCTATACGGCGGTTATTATTTGAAGAGCACTGCCTGCGCCCTTCGGCATGAAAGTCGTTAAGGTCTACGGCGCACTCCGCAAAAAGCTGGGGCAATGCCGTTTTGAATTTGATGCAGAAACGCCCGCGCAGGCATTTAAGGCGTTGTGTGTCAACTTTCCTGGGCTAGATACGTGGCTATTGAATAGCGAAAAGGATGGCGTTAGCTATCGAGTGAGTATCGGCAAAGAGAAGATTGATGAAAACAATGCAGTGCTTGCCCTTTGCCCATGGAGTGAACGTGAGGTCTTGAGTATTACTCCAGTGCTCGCAGGTGCTGGAGGTAATAGCGCCGCGCAAATCGGCATCGGTTTTGGCTTGGTTGCGCTCTCGTTTTTGCTGCCTGGTGCTGGTTTGTTCGGCACAACCGGTTTGTTTGGTGCAGGAGCGGCGGCTACCACTGGCACGGCTGGTGCATTAACTACATTAGGCGTTGCTTTAAGTGGTATGGGCGCAGCCTTGGTTTTGGGTGGCATTGCGCAAGCTATCTCGCCTGCTCCAATAATGTCCTCAGCATCCATGAATCCTATGGAGCGTGGTCGTGAAGCAGCAAAAATGGAGTCATTTACCTTCAGCGGCATTGTCAATACTGCAAAGCAAGGATTACCCGTGCCCATCGCTTACGGGCGTTGTTTTGTAGGTTCCGCTGTCCTCTCTAGTGGGCTTGACGTGGATCAACAGATATGACACGGATTGTTGGTGCTGGTGGCGGCGGTGGTGGCGGCGGTTGCTTTTTAGGGCATACCCTGATCGCCACACCAAGCGGTGAACGCCGCATTGATGAACTGCAGCTAGGTGATCTGGTCTGGAGCTTTGACCACGACGGCAAAATTCATGAAGCTGCAGTGCTCAAGGTCCACGAGCACCACAACGAACCTGTCACCAGCTACATGCTCTGGGGCGGTCAGATTCTTGACGCTACGCCAAACCACTGGGTACTCAACCAGTTCAATGCCTTTGTCGAAATTGACACCCTTGGCACAGATGACTGCCTAGTTGACCACAACGGGCACCTGCGCCCCATCGTCAGCAAAACAAACGCGGGCACTGGCACTGTCTACAACCTGACGGTTGAAGGGCACCATACCTTTATTGCTGCTGGTATCCGTGTCCATAACGCGGGTCTTGGTCTTGGCATTGCAGGTTCTGGTGGCGGCGGTGGAGGTGGTGGTGGTAGCAAAGGTGGTGGCGGTGGTGGTGGTCAAAGCCGTACACCAACAGAAGCTGACGATTCACTGCAATCTGTTCAGTTCGGCAATGTGCTTGACCTGTTATCAGAAGGCGAGATCCAAGGCATTGAAAATGGCAACAAGGGTGTTTTTCTATCAGGGACACCAGTTCAAGATGCTGCCGGCAACAACAACTTCTCGGGTTTTACAATCGTCACCCGCAATGGCACACAAGCCCAAGCCTATATCAGCCAGCAGGTTGGAACAGAAAGGGAAGAAGCCGTCAACGTAGAAGTTGTCAAGGCGACACCAATTACCCGCACAATTACAGATACAGATGTTGACCGCGTGCGCGTCACGCTACAAGTGCCGTCACTGCAATTTATTCTAGACAATGGCGATATTGTTGGTAATAACGTGAGTATAGAAATCAAAGTTCAGTACAACGGCGGCGGTTATAGCACTGTGGTCAGTGATACCATTAGCGGCAAAACTAGCAACTCGTATCAGCGTGATTACATGCTGACGCTGAGCGGGGCGTTTCCCGTTGATGTTCGCGTAGTACGTGTTAGCGCTGACGAATCATCAGCCAAGCGTCAAAGCCAGACATTCTGGTTCAGCTATACAGAAATCATTGACGAGAAACTGCGCTACCCCAACAGTGCATTATCATTTTTGCGCTTTGACTCTCGACAGTTTGACTCAATCCCAACACGCAAATATCTAATTCGTGGCATTAAAATCCAACTGCCATCCAATGCGTCTGTAGACACCACAACGCATATTGGGCGTGTCACATATGCTGGCGTTTGGAATGGTACATTCAGCGCAGCAACATGGTGTAATGACCCAGCCTGGTGCCTGTGGGATTTGCTGACTAACACACGCTATGGCGCCTCTATCCCAACGAGCAGCCTTGACAAGTATGACTTCTTTGCAATCAGCCAATATTGCAACACGCTAGTTGACAACGGCAAGGGCGGGCAAGAACCACGCTTCTCCTGCAACCTGCTAATTAACAGCCGTGATGAGGTCTACAACGTCATCCAAGAGATGACCAGCCTATTTCGTGGCATTGCATATTATGGCGCCGGGTCGCTGGTATTACAGCAAGACAAGCCCACCGACTCGCAATATCTGCTGGGTCCAAGCAATGTCATAGATGGTTTGTTTGTTTATAGCGGCACATCACAAAAAGCACGTCACACCTGCGCGACCGTTGCTTGGCAGTCTTACGACACCTTGGGCGAGGTTGAGTACGAATACGTTGAAGATCAAGATGCTGTCGCTAAATACGGCATCATCAACAAAGACATCAAGGCGCTGGGTTGTTATAGCCAAGGGCAAGCCCGCCGTGCCGGTAAATGGGCATTGCTAAGCGAACAAAACCTTACCGAAATTGTTACCTTCTCCGTTTCAATCGACAGCGGCATCATCCTGCGTCCCGGCATGGTGATTGACATAGCCGACCCGTTGAAAGCTGGCTCACGTCGCAGCGGTCGCGTTAAATCCGCCACCACAACCGCAATCACGATTGACAGCAGCACTGACCTGACCGTCAACCTATCCAACAGCCCAACAATTTCGGTGTTGATGCCCACGGGCTTGGTGGAAACTAAATCTATCAGCAGCATCAGCAGCGGCGTTGTAACCGTCAGCAGCGCTTTTAGCGAAGCACCAAATGCCAACACAATCTGGCTGGTGCAAACAACTGATCTGCAATCCCAGCAATATCGCGTGTTGAATGTTGCTGAAGCTGAAGACGGCATCTACGGCGTAACCGCCTTGGAATACAACAGCAGCATTTACGCAGCAATCGAAGCGGATCTCAAGCTAACTGAGCGTGACATCACCAACCTATCCGCTAAGCCAGCCGCACCAAGCAGCATTTCAGGCACGGAATATCTATATCAAGACGGGCAGAACGTCTTCTCTGGCTATGACCTGGGCTGGATCAGTCCGAAGCAGCGCGTCAATGAGTTTCGTGTGAAGTGGCGCATTGATAACGACAACTGGAATCAAGCCAATACAACATCACCATCACTGCAAATTAAAAATACACGGCAGGGTCGGCTATATGTTCAAATTACAGCAGCAAATTATCTCAACAAAGTAAGCGACATTGCTGTCGCTGAATTTGAGTTGGTTGGCAAAACAGCAGTGCCAGGCAATGTGCAGAATCTTACCTTTGAAGCCATCAACAATAACTCCGGTCGTCTGCGCTGGACTGAGACCGTTGACCTTGACGTAAAAGTCGGTGGCAAAATCCACATCCGCCACAGCAGCCTTACCGATGGCACGGCAACTTGGAGCAACAGTGTTGACCTGATCCCCGCTAAATCCGGCAGCTCTACCGAGGCAATCATCCCGCTTGTGGAAGGCGAGGTCTTGGTCAAGTTTGAAGACGATGGCGGCCGCCAGTCAACGACTGAAACCAGCGTGATCATTGATTTGCCCGATGCTCTGGGCAATCTTCTCGTGCAATCACGGCGAGAAGATGCCGACACGCCGCCCTTCCAAGGCAGCAAGACCACGGTGTTCTACAGCGAGGAATACGACGCGCTCACGCTGGATGGCACTGCTCTGCTTGATTCGATAGCTGATTTTGATGCGATAACAGCGTTTGATGTGACTGGCGATGTAGCCAGTAGTGGCACTTATTCCTTTGCTAATACGCTTGATCTCGGCGCTATTTTTGCACTTGACCTGCGCCGGTATTTTGTCACCCGTGGTTACTTCCCGTCTGATCTGATTGACTCGCGCACAAATACTGTTGATGACTGGAGTGATTTCGATGGCGGCATCACAGACAAGGTAAATGCAAAACTGATGCTACGGATGACAAACGATAACCCTGCCGGCACACCAACCTGGAGCGCCTACCAAGAGTTCGTGAACGGTGCCTTCCGCGCTCGTGCCTTTGAGTTCCGTGCTGATTTGACCAGTTCTGCTGTTGACCAGAACATCCTGGTAGACGAACTGGGTTATGACGCGACATTCCAGCGCCGTACAGAAAATAGCGATGGTGTCATTAGCAGCGGCGCAGGGGCAAAGGTCATCACGTTTGCCAATCCCTTCTTTGTAGGCACCGCAAGCCTTGGCGGATTAAATGCATACCTGCCTAGCATCGGCATCACTGCTCAGAACATGGGTTCAGGCGACTTCTTTGAGGTCACCAGTGTCAGCGCCACAGGATTTACCGTCACGTTCAAGAACTCAGCAGGAACTGCGGTCAACCGTAACTTCAACTGGAGTGCGGTCGGTTATGGCAGGGGCGGTTAAAGTAGGACAAACACTGCCGTCAAGCGGTCTGGCTCATGGCACAAGCTGATTACATCGTAAGTAATGGCACCGGCGCGGCTGTACGTTCCGATCTCAACGGTCAGCTCGCTGCCATCGTCACCAACAACAGCGGCGCCACCGCACCAGCTACCACCTACGCGTACCAGTGGTGGGCAGATACGACAACCAATACCCTCAAGCTCCGCAACAGCGCCAATAGTGCCTGGATCGAGATCATGCAGCTCGACGGCACGTTGACGATGGAGGACGGTACGGCGGCACTGCCCGGACTAGCCTTCCGCGACGACCTCGACACAGGCATCTTCCGAGCGGGCACCAATCAATTTGCAATTACTACGGGTGGCACGGCACGAGTCACGACTAGCACCACTGCCGTTACGTCAGCTCTCCCTGTTGATGTTCTGCTGGGTTCTGCTTCTACTCCTAGTTATACCTTTACCGGCGATCTTAATACCGGCATTTTTTCGCCCGGCGCAGACCAAGTAGCCATCAGCACTAACAGTGTTGAACGCCTCAAAATTGGCACTAGCGAGGTGGTGTTTAATGATGCAGGAAATGATATTGACTTCAGGGTTGAAGGCGATACAAACGCTGATCTGTTCAAGATTGACGCTGGCACCGATACTGTTATTGTCGGTGGTAAATATAATATCCTTAAAGGCTTTAATCGCCGTCCACCACTTCATCGTGGTCCGTTATTTACAAAAACAACTGCTACCACACTTAGCGTGGTTGCCGACTGCTCGCTAAACGGCTTCTTCTATAGCTCCGCCACGGCTGTGACGATGGGCACCCATACCAACAACACGGATATGGCGATCTGGCAGCACCCAACCAGTGGGGCATTGGTCAGTGACGCGAGCTTCACTACGGCACCAGCAGGAGCTGCGGGTGGCTCAATCGTTGGTGGCTACCACTACATTCCTAGCGGACGCCCCACTGCAGTGAATAGCGGCAGTCCGACATCAGCGGCTGAGATCCTGGAATACAGCATCTGGGATTTGACCTGGCGACCTGAGTGTCCTGACCCTCGTGGGATGGCAAACATTGATGGTCGGTTCTGGTGTGACCTTTACCTATGCGGCTCAACCAGCTTTGCAGGCACTGATTTCA